CTTGCAAAAACGGGTACGCCGTCTTCGTTTGGCCGAGGTGAGATGAAGCACCGCCGTTAGCAGCAGACAACAACTGACTAGGAAGGTTGTCGAAACCGTTAGATTGCTGACCATCGTTATAGATCGCAGCGTTCTGAGCAACAGTATAACCAGAAAGGTCAACCGCAGTAGCTCCACCACGAGCAGTAACAACAGAGAGAACTCCGGTGTTCATGTTGATCGCGCTGATATAACCAGTAACAGGAGAAGAGTTATCGTCATCTACTGATACTTTCATACCAATTTGGAAACGATCTGGCTGAGAAACAGTGATCGCACCACCTGCTGTACCGTCAGCGGTAGCTTTCGCTACAGCAGCGCCAGTAAGCAAGTTTTGAGAAACAACCGCAGAGATATAGTCAGCGTGGCGAGTGATCGCATCTGGGATGATTTTCAAGAAGTTTTGCTCAGAGATCTTTCCGTGTTGGAGAAGGTCTGTTTCATTGAAAAGCATGGAACCCCATACTTCTTTGTATGCAGACACTTGACCACGAACAGAGAGTTCTTCAGCAATATCACTTGAAGAAGCCAAAGATCCAAAAGTTACAGTAGATCCAACCGCGCCGAGGAACGGAACGATAAGATTTCCACCTAACCAAGAATCGTCTTGTTCGATGTTCTGGAGTGCCCAGTTACGTTTTTTGATTTCGTCGAGGAGCAACTTCTCTGGAAGGTACTCGTTCAACATATTACTAAATGTACGACTTGTAGCCATTTTTAACCCCTTTCAAAAGGTTTGTAATTGTTTAATAGTTTTGACCTTGGGAAGCCGCTTTCGCCAACTTCTTCAGATCTTCAATAGATTTTACTTGTGGTGCTACTGGGGAACTTGCCTTTCCCGACACCGAAGGGATGGTTGGTCTACCAGCCGCTTTTTGCGGACTTGCTGATGGAGCCCCGTTTTGGTTATTCCACGCAACAAGTTTTGCGAACTCCTGAACTGCTTCTGCGGGGCTGAGGTCTTTGCCTGTAGCATTTGCTACTGCGGCTGCCCGAAGAATCACTTCATTTTTGAATGCTCCAGGTTGTCCTACCCGCGCATCGTAACTTTGTGCAAGTTGGCTATATTCAGCGCTGTTTACCACTGAATCTAGCTCGTTAAAGCGTTGTTGTAGTGCTTGTTGCTGTTTGAACTCTTCAAACTCCTGCAACTTGCTTTGCATCTCTTCATACTGCTCTTGCATGGAGAGAAGTTCACGCTGATACTCGCTATTTTGAGTATAAAGCTGTCTTTGTTCTTGAGGCAAGTCCTGAAGTTGGAGTTTATTGTAAATCCAATTCTGAATAGACTGCTCTGGAATTTTAATTGAAGAAAAGAAGCTGTCAAAATCGCCATTCTGAACATATTTAGACAAGCGATCTAAGTTTTTTGACACTGTTTCGTATTTACCGTTTACATCCTGGTATTTACTGTGTGCGTCTTTGTATTTTTGCTTAATAGTATCAAATGCAAACGATCTCTCGAATACTTCTTTGAACTTATTCTCATTGTCCTTGTTGATATATGCTCTGAAATCTTCTGGGATCTCATATTCATTATCATAAGCCTTCACTTTGTAGTTTGGCGACCATGCTGGCGCTTCCGCCGCTGGGGCTGCACTTTCTGGGGCTGTTTCTACTGCGGGACTCGCAACTTCAGGTGAACTTACTTCTTGTGTTTGCTCAATATCTTCCATTTTCTTTCCTTTGCAGTAATTTGGCCCTTACTGCGTGGGGTTTAAAGGAGGCTGCAACGAGTTCATCATTGAAGCCTCCATTTGTGGTTGCGATGGAGAATTTTGCATGAGCGTTTGCGCTGCTTGTGCTACTACAGCTTGTTGCTGCTGCATAATCGACGCTTGAGTAGCGCCTTGCTCTTCAAGACGCTTGAGTAGCCATGTAAGTGCGTCATAAGGAACACGAGCGCGCATGGTTTTAGAACTGTTACTCGGATCTGGAACGTAAATATCACAGACAACGGCCATTCCTGACATAGGAATGAAGCCTTGAGCAGCGTCTTTAATCGCTTGTTGCTCTTGCGCATCAAGATCAATCAACTGTTGAATCACTTGCTCGTACATTTGTTGAATTTGTGGAGCTAAGAACCGGAAGTCTGCTTTACGAGTACGGTTTGTCAGACGTTTGATGAGATATTTCTTATCATCATACATCGACGGTTCCATCATCTGACCACGATCAAGAGACAAAATCATATTTGTCCCTGCATCGAAGTCCATAGTCAGATCTTCTGATGCAAGTTCGTTATTAGCATATGGAGACGTGCGAATAATCTTACCAATATCTTTAGGATCCAAGTTAGATCCAACATATTGAAGAATCTGATTAAACGTAAGCTGCTTACCGAGACGTGTTTCCATATCTTCAGTGCCAGGCTCAAGACGAATAGTATAAAAAAGTGGAGAAGTATTTTTAAATTCTGCAATGTTGATGATCTCCGCTCTGCCAATCGCAGGAACAAGATTAGCCTCAGTGTAGTAGTTCTTTGCTAACTCCAAAGTTTTAGAACATAAATCAATCAAATACTGCTCTACTTTAGAAGTATAGATAGAGAACTTTTTCTTCTGCTGAATGCTCGCAAACAACATGGTGTACGGATCCATGTTACCGTTCTTCTCTTGAAGCTCTTCTTGAAGATTCGCAATTACATAGAACTGATCAATCATCTGACCGATATACGGCAAATACTGATCACCTGTGCGGCCTGGAATAACTACAGGCGCTTGTCCTGAGTAAGAAAGAACACGAACTCCAGGTTGGAGCCCGCCATTAGCGATTTTAGTCCCCGCTTGTACGGCAAGTTTATCGTCCCCAAGTGTTACTTGATGAGTAGCAGTCTGACTGACAGCTCTGTTAATCTCACCTTGAATCGGACGAAGTTGTTTAATGAATGAATAAGAGCGTGGTGAAGTTGGAACTTCATCCATACCTGTATAAATGATAGGGAAAATTCCAAAAGGAAGCTCTCCTTCAAACAATACGCCCTGCATAGTGTAAATGAAGTAATATCCATTCGGATATTTCATACAAGGGCGGATATACATCTCTAATAATAAGCACTGATTTTTTGATTTATTATAGGCATTGTTGCCATCAAAAATAATGTAGGTCTCGTCCGAAGATTCTTCGATCATCTTCTGCTTTTCTTCGTCGTTACCTACACGAGCCCGAAGATCATCAATGTTGACCATCTTCCGAAGGCCGATGAACCATGATTCATCCATGCTCTTTGCTTCGGCGGCTCTGAAAAGATTGAATCCAAAAATTCTTTCAAATACAAAATCCCCAGTAAAGATTGGTTTGGTCTGATCCATTACTGGCTGGCCCATTTCGTCTAAAACAGGTTGCCCCATTTCATCCATCATCGGCTCGTATCCACTTACTTTGCCTTTAGCATCATCCCAATAAATTTTATGCGCGACTTCTCCGACACGAATAAAGTCTTGAACAATTTCTCTCACTTTATCGTTGAAGCGGTGGCGGTCTTTAATATCCGCCCATACTGCTTTATTCAGCTCGGCGGCTTTCTGATCTTGTAATTCGTTTGAGTTTTTTGGAAGCGGTGTAACGCCTGGAGCGTAGGAAAGGATATTATTTTCGTAGATTTTACAAATACGCTGAATATGGTTGATCGTTAGGCGAATTTTTTGCTCTTCCGTAAGCCTTGCATCATCCCTAACCCTGTTCCAGAAGCGAGAGCCCTTACGAGCATAGTGACTTCCAGCTACAAGGAGCAAATTGGATCTTTGTTCGGCGTAAAGATGGTTATCTGTCGATTCGCCTTCTTTATAGAGCCTTACCAATTCACCGTGATCTAACTTTTTCATTCAATATCCCTTTGACGGAGGAGATTTTCGTACTCAAGTGGGTCATCAAGCATCATTTGTTCCAATGACTCTTGCTTTAACGACACTTCTTCTTTTGTTCGAGAATCACGGGCCTGTGAATCTTGGAGCGCCTGTACTTCAGGTCTTACGAATATTGGCTCGGTGGCCGGAGCCTTGTCTACTTGCAGGTAGCTCAGTTCAAGCCCCCCGTATGAGAACTTGGCTACGCCGTTTCGACTACATACTTCAATAATACTAATAATCGAATCGGTGTCAAAAGAAGTCCTCATAGTCGGCCATTTGATTCCCAATAATTTCATTCCACTGTTTGATTTCGTCATTGATGTCATTAAACCCTTCATTTCTAGGTTGTGCAATCATCCTTATGCGATCCCTATTTCTTTCCACATACGCCGCTTCATGCGGCGATAAAGTTTTAGGCGCGACTGTAGTATCTTTTAACGGTACATACCCAACGTGTGAAAAATCAAACGGGATCTTCGTAAGCGCGTAACGCATAGAGTCCACCGAGTCATCTTTCGCCTTACGCTTATCCACACCGAGCTGTAGAGTCGTCAATTCATTAACGATCGGAGCGCATTCTTGCGTGTTGTCGATCTCAAGCATCGAGTTTTTAAAGAGCACGTTGATCACCTGCTCACCTACATCGTGTTTCTTCTCGGCTGGAATAAAACTAAGCCCCATTCGATCCGTAATCGTCTTAAAGTCTTTCGCATGATAGTCATAAAACGCCGCCGTCACATTTAAGTCTTGCGACAACTCCATATACTTTGACGCTACATCTGACATCGTATAAATCCGATCATCCCCACGCCAATGCCGAAACACACGAGCATACTTATAGTCTGGCCTCACCGCCACGAACGTAATCGCACTCGGATGGTTTTCATCCCCACCCGCTCCAATATCCACACCTACATACACTGGCCAATGAGATGGAATGTCCATCGGAACATGAATGTTCCTCACTCGATCAAAAGACGGATACTTTAAGCCCTCATCTTTAACAAAGCGCCCGTAAACCCGCCGCTGCACCTCGGCCTCTGACTTACACATAGCGATGGTTCGGTGGATCTTCTCCGTTGTCCAGTGAGATGCACTCCCATCTAAAAACCGCTGACAGTCAAAGAGTGATGCCCGTAACTTTTTCGCAAACGGCATTGCCTCTTTCTCGCCCGTTTTCGGCTCCATACATAAGCGCCAGAACTCCTGACCTAATGTAGCGGTGAACACCATAGAGAAGTAACCATCAACAGCGTTACGACGAAAGTTAATCTCATCCCATAGTTCAAGCGGCAACTCCTCATCACATGCAACATAGTCCACCGTTCCAGATTGCAAATGCTGCACATCCTGAGCATACGTCTTAAAATAAAGCGCAACTCCGCTATTGAAATAAATCGCACTAATGTCCCCACGATTTTTGAACTCCGCTTTCCACCCATACTGCGGATCGTCCTTGAAGTCTTCCTTCGGCAACACATCAGGCTTCCACTTCGTGTGAAACTCCGCACTCGCCACCGATGCAGTAGGATAGAGATACCAAAACTGCCGAGGATTACGTCTAAAGCGACTTGGCCACGCCTGAACATTAGTTGCGTAATCGACAATCTTCCTAATCTGCGTTGTACTCTTCCCCAACTGATTCGCCGCTGTCAAAAGCACAGTCTTATCATTACAATCTAAAAAGTCCCTCGACCACTTGTAGTCCTTAAAGCCATAAAGGTGAGGAAGCCCCCGAATCAACCGAGCCTTCTCCTCAAGCAACTTCAACTTCTCTAACTTTATGTCCTTTAACTGCTCACTCAAACGTCCACGTCCTCAACCTTCGTGTAGCTCACTTCAAGCGTAGTAGGAGAACTCGATGGCAACGACTCATCTAATGCAGCTTGCATCCCAGGTATCGCCTGCATTTCTTTCTCTAACGCTGCAATTTTGGCGTCAATGTCTGTCGTTAACGTAGATAAATCCATCGTTTTTGTACTTCCAGCAGCACTAAATACATTCGTATAAGAATTCTCCTGCTTCATGAGCGTTAAATTCTTCGTCTCTGAACGCTGGATGTATCCACCCTTCGCACGAAGATCAACCATCGCAGCAGCTTTCAATACAAGCTCGATAATCTTAGGATCTTGAATAGAACCATCAGCTTTCTGGAGCGGAATATTAAGCACATCCCTAATCTTCCGAGTCGATAAACTAAGCAGCCCCTTCATCACCGCCTCATACTCCGGCGGTCTACACAAAATATATGCAATAATGTGAGGAGCGGTATCAAGCACCTTGTAGAAATACTCCTTCGACACAATCCCTAAATAAATATTCGACTGATTGATGATCTCATTCCGAGTAACTGAAACTCGATCATGCTCCATCCAAAAATTATTCCTCATCGCTTCCACCGCTGCGGTGGGTTTGTACTTGTACCTGTCCTCAAGAATCTTGAGCATGTCTTCCTCATCCTTCCCTAACAAATCTTCAGGGATCATGAGCGCTGTCTTCTTGACGGACTCAGGAAGTAGATTAAGAAACGAACGAGGCTCCTCAAGCTGAGTAATATACGAATTAAATGACGGCTCGTGCTTGATCACCATGTCATCAGGAACTTTGTTGCGACTCTTTTGCTTCTTTGGAGCGATCCCAGCAGGGTCTTCATGGAAAGCGGCTTGTTTATAGCCAGCGTGTCCGTAGGACTGTGATGCGGTGGGTTTTGGTCTTGATGCCAGGATTTCTTCACGAACCTGTGCCATCTGCTCTTCTCGTTTTTGCTTTTTATCCATCAAGTTTAGGGTAACTAACCTTGATCGGAAGTAAACTAAAAAGGTCGAACTGCGCACGTTAGATAGACCATTACGATACGTTTACGACTACGAACAACGAAGACCCCCTAGCCCCCCGGTTCAATGAAATCAATTGACTGTTAATTTTTCTTAACAATAATCCCCCGAATCAACTAACCCGATTGAATATTAAATTGCCTTAACGATTGACTCATTGCATCAGTGGTCCGGCGGACCAGTTATGGTCCGGACCATGGTCCCAACCTATTCACCGGTCCGGGGGGTCATTATTAATTTTAATAATGGGGTCATTAGTTTTAATAATAACGACTAGTTGCGTCAGAGTTAACTAGAATAGTTGACCCTATGGCGCGGGAGTTTAGAGGGTGAGATGAGACGGCGATTAAATGTTTTTCGTTGTGTCAAATAAGTTCTAATCAAAAAAATGATTGACGCATTGTTTACAATTTGATATTCTGATAACAGAAAAGAGGACTATTTTATGAGACTGGAAACTATTAATACAATAATTAATGCTTTAAATATCACTAGCAACGACTGTACCCGCATGGCGTTAGCCCATGTTTTGATTGAAAAACAGAACGAAGCGCGTAACACGATTAGTGTGACCGCGTGTGATGGACATAGGTTAACGCAAGTGTTTATTGACGATGAGCTTTTCGGACATATTCCAGAGGATGGGCTTTTAATTTTAGATGATGAAATTAAAAAATTAAAAGCTGCAAAAATAAAGCGTGTTGATTCTTTTAAAATTGAAAACAACTCATGGATTATCAATGGAGTTGTGATCGGCTTTGAAAAAAATAAACAATACTTTGAATACTTTAACTACAAACAAGTTATTCCTAACTACAAAGACGATGATTGTTTAGAGTTATGTTTTAACGCTGAATACTTAGAAGAAATGTTAAAAGCTATGCGCGATAACAAAAAAGAAAATGGAGTTGTTTTAAAATTTAATAAAAATAAAAAAGGTAGTCCTATTGTTGTTTCAATAAGAGGGAGTCAATCGTCTAGCGGTGTTTTAATGCAGATGAGGAAATAAAAATGGAAAAACTAACTAATTTATTTTTGATCGGCATGATGTGTGGTGTTTTATTTCAAACGATCGTAAACATTGCAACCCTAAACAATGCAATGCGAGCACAAAGCGCGGTTGCAAAAAATAAATAAAGAAGTGAGGACTATATGACAAAAAAACAAAAAGCGTTAGCGAAGTATTTGGAAATCAAACCGAGTGAACTTGAAACATCACGTTACGACGATGATATTTTTGAGTTAGGCAGTCATGAGTATTTGGTTTTGACTGACGATGAGGCAGATCAAAAAGTTAGTGAATCTATTAAGGATATGGCATGGGCGTTTCGCCCTGAATTCCTTGCGAGTCACATGACTGATATTGACGCCGATGACCTGAAACCTATTCAAGAAAAATGTGAATCAAGTAATCCGAACATTTTAAAATTGATTGATGACTTTGATCACTTTGTTAGTGACGCGGTTTCAAGTGATGGAAGGGGTCATTTTTTATCACATTTTGACGGCGAAGAGATTGAACTAAGCAACGGGCTTTTTGCCTATCGTTTAAACTAATTAAGGAATGAGAGGACTATATGATGCAAACTATTAAATATAAGCAAGGCTATATTCATTTTACATATCCAAGTCACTTGAATGATTTAAAAAAAGAAGTGATTCGAGTTCAAGTTGACCCTTACGCCTATTCAATGGAGGTGAAATCAATTCATTCGGCAAAAATCATGATCACTAAACATTTAAAAAAAATCAGTAAACCTCAAAAAACTACGGGTGTAGTGAAGTGGTTTAATGATGCAAAGGGTATAGGTTATCTGACCTGTAAAGATACCACTGCCGATGTATTCATTCATTACTCAGCTATTATGACCGATGGTTTCAAAACAGTGTCAGAGGGTCAAGAAGTTGAGTTTGACTTAATTATGGGAGTCAAAGGGGCGCAAGCGTTTAATGTAAAGGCCATTAAATAACACTTACGCGCGCAAAGGATACGAGAGAAAGAAAAGAGAGGACTATATGAA